GACCGGCGTCCACCCAGAGAAGCTCGGGATCGGAAGTACCGTCCGAGACGCACCATCCCTGATACTGGCTTCCCGGCCATGTCGGCCACTCCGGCTCGGTGGTGCCGCTCGTACCGGCCCTGCGAGCCTCGTACACGCGCCCGTTCGCGGTGGTGGGGATGATACGGTCTCCGACCGCGTAGGCCGTGCTGGCGGTCCAAGCCGCGAACCGGTCGAACTGGTCCACGACGGTCCCGATATCGGTGGTCGAGACCTCGGGGTAGGAGGTCGCGTCGCACCAGAGTGAGACCCTCGCGATCGCGTCTGCTCGGGACAATGCCATGATTCGATTATCCCATAAAGCAAAAGACCCCCCGGCCGAAGCCGGGAGGTCTCGATCGAGGCCAGCCTAACCGAGATTAGGAGCCAGCGGACGCACCCACGATCAGCGAACCGGGAACCTGGCTCGCGGCCGTCGCGTTCACGTTGCCGAGGTCGAAGGCGTTGAATCCGTAGCGGGCCGTACCCTTGAACGCGAGCGAATCGACGTTGAAGTAGTACTGATCCGACACCTCGATGGTGACGCCGCGGCGATCGCCGAATACGGTACCAACGGAGAGGTCTCCGAGCATGAAGTACGCAGTGTTGATCGCAAGAGCGCTACCGTCCGATGTCGGCATATTCTGGACAAAGACCACCGGGAATCCGTACAGAGTCGGATTCGGGCCGTAGGCTTGCTGGATGTCGACCAGGTTGTTCCCCGAAAGCGCTTCCAACAACGGAGCGATCTTGTTGTAGAACATGGTCTTGTGCATATACCACTTGGCATTGGATGCGTAGGTGGGCAGCTTGCCGACCATCGTCCGAAGGCTGGCGAGAGTTGGGGAACGTGCAGCCGTACCAGCCTGGCCGGTGGGGAAAAGCACCAAACTGGCGATGTCCGCCTTGGTCGCGTTTAGGTTGTAAACTCCGCGCAGGATGCCGGTGAGTGTGGAGGTTCCGGCGTCGTCCGCATTATTGAACACTACGCGGTCTTCTTCACGCGCCATGACGAAGGCCATGTCGCGGGCCAGGGTGGCTCCGAAGTCGATGATCGAGTCCTCGGCCAGTTCCTTCGAAACCTGCGTCAGCACGGCCATCTTCTTCGCCGCAAGCTGGACCTGCGCGAAGGTGATGTCGGAAGCGGTTATGGCGCTGTTTTCAGCCGGGTAGTAGACCGTGGTGGAAGCCGAAGCGTTAGGCACGCTCAGGCTGTCCGAAGTCATCGGATAGATCTTGCAGTTCTGCCGAGCCACACCGAATTGCTCGCGGAGGTAGATCAGATCCGAGGAAAGAGGATCCGGAACCGTGAAACCACCGAGGGTGGTCGTCCCTTCGCTCTGGGCCTTCAGGTTGTTCTTGACCCACTCGGCCGACTTGCGGTTGCCCATGACGGACCGCGCCCACTGGCCCCAAGCGTAAGCCTTCCAGTTGGCTTCGTCGCGGTTCCCGGGAAGCGGATTCTTGCCGATGGTGCCGGACTTCCAAGGCTCATCGATCTGAGCGGGCTTCGGAGCCACCGGGGCCATCTCGCCGAGAGACTTCACGGCTTCGATGCGGGCGGCGATCTGCTCGGCTTCGGCCATCAGGCTCTTGACCTGGGCCATGTCGGATTCGGGGTTGTTCGCGAGTTCGCGCGCGGTCGCGAGGACCGTGGCACGCTTTTCGCTCAGTTGTTCGACGTTCATCTAAAGCTCCAAGAGGATGTTGAGACGCTCGAGCAAGGCTTCCCGCTCGGCGTTGTCCGCGGTCTTGACCGCGGTCTGATCGACGATATCCTCGCCCTCGATCCGGCCTGCGTCCCGCAGGGTGTCCCAGATCTCCGGTGCCAGCCGCTTGGCGTCGGATCGGCTGAGGCCGACTGCATCCCGCAGCCGCCGCTCGACTCCCCGAATCGAATCGGGTGAGCATTGTTTCAAGGACTTGACGTCCAGGTTCAGGCTCGAGACCGTGGCTCCGGCGCGGGCGGCGAACTCGTCCAGGAGCGCCGTCACGAAGGCCGCGCGGTCTCCCTCGGGCTTGAGCGCCACTCCCTCGATGCCGGACATCAGAGCCTCGTAGAGCGCCTCGAGTCCTTCGTGCAGGATCTCGAATTGGATCCCCGAGAAAACCATCCCCGCGAACTCCGCGGGAGACTCGTCCATCGGGACCGGAGGCATCTCCTCGATCTCCTCTTCGACCTCGTACTCGCCCATGTTCGCCATCTCGAAGATCGACTTCACCGTGTTGCGCCACTCGGCCGGAGTCGGAGTGATCGAAGCCTCCGCGATCGGCCAGCGGGTGATCTCCATCGCCAGCTCGGAGACGGCCTTGCGCTCGACCAGGTGGCCCGCAGCGCCCGAGGAGTAGCCCATCTTTCCGTCCTTGGCCAGCTTGGCGATCGCCCGAGCGTACTCATCCGCCATGTCGATCTGGGCCTCGTACCAGAGGCCGATCTCGTCCATCTTGAGATAGCCGGATCCGATGGCCTTGCGCCCGATCTTGGAGTCCATCCCGTGGTGGTAATAGAGGTTCAGCGGCACCCGCTGGCCCTTGGCCGCCGGGAAGCCGAAGTCCGTTCCGGAGGTGAAGTAATCCCCCTCAAGGTCCACCGTCCCGGGATCGCCGAATCGGACCAAGTAGCCCTTGACGTACCCGAGCCGGTCGCTCTTGACCGCGCCGCCGATGATGGATTGCGTTTCCATGTCTCGATTATCCCACCAAGTCCTTGATCGGCCGAATCCGCGTGGTCGGCCCCCACTTGCCATCATTGCGTACCTCGACCATGTCGCGCAGTGGAAACCCGTCGAGCATCATCTGGTAGCGCCTCGGCCCGAGGATGCCGATCAGCTCGGCTTGGTCCAGTCCGCGCATGATGGTCTCCGGAGTCACCGCCGGAGACCGCAGATCCGGAATGCTCGGGTCTCCCGTGATCTCGGCCAGGCTCGGAGTCTTCGGGACCATGACGCACCTGCAATTGGGATGGCTCGGCATTATCTCGTCCGTCTTGTGGACCGTGCCGGAGAGCGCCAGACAAGCGGTGCAGACGCGGGCATCCTGCGTCGCCACCCGCTCGTAGCTCATGACGGCCGGGGATCCCTCGTACATCCGGCGCTGGGCTTCCCTCGAGGCCCGAAGCATCTCGGTCCTGGCGATCGTCTCGGCTCTTCGCTGCGGGAGCGTGGCCAGCGTCCTCATGTCCCGCGCCACGGCTCGAGGGTTGCGTCCCTGGGCCAGACCGCTGGAGAGGGTGAATCGCAGACCGTCCGGAACCGTCTGCGCGATCTCGTCGAATAGGACCGCCAGCGGGGAGCCGTCGCTGCTCAGCCCGATGAACTCTTGGATTGTCTCGTCCGCGAGCCGGTCGAACCGGATCACCTCCTCGGCCATCTTCGGATTGCCGGTCGAAGCGTAGACCAGCTGGCCGGTCTCCGCATTCGTCCACTCGAGCGCCAGCTGCTGGCCATCGGAGACAATGGCCACCGCTTGGGGAGACAGATCCGAGAGCCGTCCGGCCAGCTGGGAGATCAGCTCCTCGAGTCGCGCGCGCATCGCCAGCGCCGCATCCGCGAGAGGTTCGCCCGCAGCTTCCCGCTGGGCCAGCCGCTCCTCGAGTGCCGCGAGTTCAGCCACCAAGCGCTCGGATGCATCACCATAGGCCCGCGCCATCTCCCCGACCACGGCTTCCTCGCGATTGATCAGACCGTTCCGGAAGCGCTGCGCGGCTCGGTAGATATCAGCCTGTTGGCCGGTCGCTTTTACCGATCGACCGTGTCGATCTCGAGATCGTAAAAAGGGTGGGAGAGGTACGGCACCCCCGAGCCGTGATCGCAGGTCTCGTCCGCGGACTTCCCGGGAAGCTTCTCCCCGCGCAGGATCTTGTCCCGCAGCCGGGTGGACCAAGCGTAGCCCGCATCACCACCCCAGAGATCCCAAGCCACGCGGCCGGGAGACGGGAATCCCGCTTCCCCCTGGTCGAAGCCCTCGGCTTCCTTGTCGACTTCGTGCCGTCGGAAGAAGGAGTACATCCGGAGGATAGTGTCCTCGGAGATCAGCTCGTCGTTCGCGATCTGGTTCGCCCGTGCGAGACCCACCCGGGTGCCACCCTGCCGCCCCTCTTCCTTCCACCGGAGCGCCCGCCGTGCGGCCTCCCGCATCGATTCGGTCGGATGGCTCTTCCAGGATGAAACTTCGGAGATCGATCGCACCGCCGGGATGGAGACCGGAGCCTCGGGCTGGACCGAAGCCGCGGTGGGATGGACCACGCCCTCGTCCTCCGCGGTAGGCTCGAGGCCCGCCATGCGCTTGGCTTCGGCTCGGTCGCAGATACCGGCCTTGTAAAGCTTCTCCGCCCGATCCGATTCGGCTTGCCGGTCGTCCTGGAGCGCACGAACGCCGGAGAGATCATAGGCCACGCGGTCCCCCTCCTGCGATTCGGGGAAGTCCGGCAGGAGCGAGATGGTGAGCGTGTCGGAGATCGAGCGCAGGAGCGGCACCATGCCGTCTTCCCAGGCGGCCTGTTGCGCCCGCTCGTAGTTCGAGTAGGTCGAGCGATCGAGTCCGGACCCGAGGCCCAGCACCATCGGATTGATCCCGAGAGCCGAGCAGATCCGCTCCTCCGGAAGCCGCCGGAGCGCATCGAGCGCCAGCTCCGCGGGAGTGAGCGATACCCGGTCCATCTTGTACGGGCCGGACATCACCACGATGCCGCCCGCGTTGTCCCCTGTGAGGTTCTCGCGCAGCGAGCGCTTGACCTGCTTGGCGTCGTCCGGCGAGATGTCGACCTGCGCGGATCCGGAAGCGTCCGGCCCGACAATGATGGACGGCATCGCGCCATTGTTCAGGAGGCCGAACGCGCTCGAGCTGGCCATGTTGTCGGTCGCGATCTCTCGCAGTACAGACTGGACCGGAGAGCGCCCCAGCCGGATGTCCTCGGGGTCGCGCCCGTAGCGGAAGTGGATGACGTCGGAGACCTGGAGATCGAAGGATCGCCCGTCCGTGGTGTAGGTGTAGTGGGTGAGCGGGTTCCTGCCGTCGCCCACCGGCCGGATCATGTCCTGCGGGATGTACTGGAGCGCCACCACCTGCGATCCGGGGCCGGAGAGGCGCTGCTTGCGGAGGTAGGCGTTGCCGAAGAGCTTGTAGTCTTGGATCACCCAACCCCAGAGGAGCGCTCCGACCATTCCCGGCTCCGGCTCGGCGATCAGCTGGAGGATCGGGTGGTCCTCGAGCGGCTCGGTCTGCTGGGAGTCCACGCGCCGGAGAACCTGCGGGGTAGCCTGGGGCCAGTTGCGGACGTACCAGTCCATCGCCGAGGCGATCACGGAGTTGAGGCCGAGGTCTCCGGCCACCGCGCCCCAGTCCCGCTGGGATCCTGGGAGGACTCGCCGGAGGACCGAGACCAGCTGGCCCGAGCCGTACCCGGTGAGGTAGACATCCCGCGATTGCCCCAGCGGTAGCGGGAGCGGTTCGCGGGGATTGGCCACGGCCTTGCCGAGGATCCGGTCGAAGATACCCATGCTTCGATTATCCCATGGGAAAGAAACAGCCCCGTGGCGTGGACCACGGGGCTGGAGGGTGTCTGGAAAGGGTTGCTTGCTATTGTACCGATTGGGCGATCCGCATCCCGATCCACCGCATCACCGGCACCGCCATGCTGTTGCCGAGAGCCTTGTAGCGTGGCGAGTCCGGAGTGTCCTTGCCATTCGGTCGGATGTCCGTCCAACCGTCGGGGAATCCTTGGAGACGCTCGCACTCCACCGGGGTGAGTCGCCGAACGTGCATCGCTGGCTCGGTCATCACCGCCTCGATCTGGCACCGTTGGAGTTGCGCGGTGGGGCGTGGCACCATCCCGCGCATATCGCCCCTGCATTGCCACGAGAACGCGCTGGCCTCTCCATCCGTCACCAGCGGGGTGTTGTTCCCGTCCGTGCCCCATCGCGCCGATACCGTCGGGCATTGCTCAACCGGGCCGGTTACCCGGCTGTCATTCGGGTGTGATTCGTAGAGGCTGGGGATGATTCGCCCCGTGTACGCATCCTGCCCCGAGTAAGCACCAGGATGCGTGTCCGCGCACAACGCCCCTACGGTGTCCCAGAGACCACCGCCTGAAGCGCTTGCTCCAGGATCGGCGGTAGTTTCTTGCCCCGCTTCTCGGCTCGGCGGAGGATCCCCGCACAGGCTTTCCGGCTCAAATAGTACCGAGGCGCAACGTCGTGGATCGCCTGAAGCGTGCGCGACAACGAAGACACGACGACGTCGCTGGGCCACTCCGAAGTACTGAGCGTCCAAGATTCGGTAGGCCCACCCATACCCGAGTTGCCCCAACGCCCCGAGGAAGGCTCCAAAATCCCGTCCTCCGTTGCTTGACAGGACACCGGGGACGTTTTCCCAGACAACCCATTCGGGGCGGCAGTGGTCAACCATTGCAACGAAGGTAAGCGCGAGGTTTCCTCGCGGATCGGAGAGTCCCTTTCGGAGTCCTGCCACGCTGAAGGCTTGGCAGGGAGTTCCTCCGACAAGAAGGTCAATTGTTCCAGGCTCAAGATTCCACTCCTTAAATTTGGTCATGTCGCCGAAGTTCGGCACACCCGGAAACCGGTGTGCCAGAACCTGCGACGGGAATTTCTCAATCTCGGCAAATCCGACTGGTTGCCACCCCAGCGGGTGCCACGCCACGCTGGCCGCCTCGATGCCGGAGCAAACCGACAGATACTTCACGACTTCTCTTCCTTTGCCTTCTTCGGTCGTCCTGCGGGCCTTGTGGACGGCTCCCGCTTGGTCTTCCCACACCGGCACTTCCACATGGTGGCTCCGGCCCGCCCCATGGGATTCCCACAGGACGGGCAGGATGGTCGCTCGATGTTGAGTCGCTGGCCTGGCATCAGATCTTGTCCAGATTCTCGAGCAGGAACTTCTGGCCACCAGCCGCCATGCGCCACGTTGCCAGCTCGGCGTCGGACAGATCGCACTCGCCGAACATCGCCACAAAATTGTCGCGGGTGAAATATTCGCTGATCTCAGCGGGTGTCATCCGGATGATCATCTCGTCGTCGAGGCCCACGGTACTCAGCGCCACGCGGTTGTTGCGGACATCAGCCATTGTCATTGTTTTGTCCCTTCGGTTTCGGCCTTCTGGCCTCATCAGCACCGGACTACCGGTGGACTGGTGGCCCGGTTTCCCGGGCCGTTGAATCATTGCGCCAACAACGCGTTCAGTGCGGCTACCGCTTGATCAAGGGATGCTTTGTAGTGGGCAATGATTTGCTCGCGGCTCAATACAACGTTGCCGGTTGCGTGCTTGGTTACGCGTTCCAAGGACGCTTGGGCTTCCTTGACCATCCGGATTGCCTTGCGGATTGCCTTGTCCTTGTCGTCAACCACGATGGTTGCGGGCTTGTTCCAACGGGCAATACATCGTGAACAATCCACATGGTGCTTGTGCGTGGTGACGCAAGCCGCGACATGGACCGTGGTCCCTTGTCCGCAAGCGGGCTTTCCGTCGATCGAATAATGCATTTTCATTTGATTTGGTCTCCTATCGGTGGTTCCGACACACACATAATACTACACTCTCATCGGGAGCGCAAGGAAACCGTAGTATTGCCTGAACTATTTTTCCGGAGCGTCGAGCCGCACACATTGCACCGCCAGCGCCCGCCGCCGGAGTACCGGACCATCAGCGCCCCGCAGCCACACCTCGGCCGCGCCACGCCCCGAATGGTCCGGACCCGCTCGACCTCCGGCCGCCACCCGAATGTGTGTTCGAACCACCGCGCACGGCACCCGGCATAGCAGAACCACCGGCGCTCGTCCGGTGGCCGATCCATTTCCTTGGTCCAGTCCTCGACCGCGTAGAGCGCCTCTCCGCATCCTTGGCACCGCTGGTGCGTCGCATCCGTCATCTGTCCCTCCTATACCGCCGCGAAGCTGCGCTTGGAGTCCAGTACGGTCCAGGCGTAGCCGAGAGCGTCCACCGAGTCGTCGTGCTTCCCCACCGGGAAGCTCAGGATCTCGTCCGCGAACCACGCGGGCAGATCCGGAGCGTGGCTCACCAAGCCTTGCTCGTAGCGGGCCTCCAGCGGCCCGAAGCGCGTGACCTTGTCCTTGTCCGGCCGGATCCCTCGGACCGGGAGCTTGGTCGTCCTGAGCAGCTCCTGGATCACCGCGGCTTGGTACTGGACCTGCTCGATGCCGATCGAGACCGGCCGATGCTTCGCGGCCATGTCCTGGACGAAGCGCAGCACTTGATCGAACGGCCCGCGCATCCGAGCCGCGTCCAGGACATGAATGGTGCCGGAGTCGTCCCTGCCGATCACCACCGCGGAGGTCCAGTCCGCGCCCTCCTTCGAGGAGATCGCCAGGTCCACCCCGAGGTATCGCGCCAGACCATCCGGAGCCGGAGCCGTCCGGAGCCACTCCCGCTTGACCCGAGCGCCATCAGCGTCCACAAACTCCGCGAGGTACTCCTGCCGGAACGCGATCGACGGCAGAGACCGCTCGGCTGCGGTGATCTCGTCCGGGTGGATGTACGGGTTGGCGGTGGTGGGCATCTGCCACCGCATCCACTCCGGATCCTCTCCAGCCAAATCGAACAGCGTCTTGAAGTAATTCGAACCCTTCGGGGTGGACAAGAAGAATGCGCTCCCGCGGTAATCGGTGAGGGTTGGCCGGATGGCTTGGGTCCACGCCTCCTCGAGGTACGGGGCCATCGCGGCTTCGTCGACTCCAACCCAATCGTACTTGCGCCCGCGGGCTACCGTCGCCGGTTCGCCGAGCGTCCAGTAGTCGATCGCCGCGCCGTTGATCAACTCGATCCGCGGAAACGGAGAAACCACGGCCCGCCGGATGATCGGCTGGAAGATGCGCCGCTGGTCGTTGTAAGCTTCTTCCAGAAGCCGGTAAGTCGGTGCGAACCACCCGCACGGCCGCCCCTGCTCGAGGAGCGGGCGGGCCATCAGGATGGCTCCCATGGTCGTCTTGCCGAATCGCCGCCCGCAGCTAACCACGTTCATGCGGCGGGCTTCCCGCAGGATGGTCCTCTGCCCAGGGTGCGGCCTTGGGAGGATCAGTTCAATCTCGGCCATCGAGGAGCTTCTGGGCCTGAGCCACCAGCTCGACCATCCAGCCGATCAGAGCGATTCCGAAAAGGATGCCGGTGGCGATTGTCCCGGCGAGTATCCAAGCGTTCATGTCCCTGTCCCTTCGAGTCCGTCGTCCTCCTCCTCGTCCATATACTCTTCCTGGAGGTACAGGTTGGCCACCTGAAGCATCCCCATCGCGAGGACATGGTCCGCGGTCCGGATGTACCTGGTCGAGCTGGTGCGGGAGATCGGATCGGTTGTGTATAGGATGCAGTAGGCCGCGATCCCGTGGGACCGGGCCTCCTGCAAAAGGTCCACCATCCGGTGGCTGTAGTCGTCAATATCGTCCGGCTGCTCTGTCACTCGGCCGGTTCGTCCTTGTCTTCGTCCGCGAAGCGTACCGCGATCCGGACCGGCGCTCCGTCCTCCCCGGTGATCTCCTGCCGGTTGGACCAGTCGCGCTTCATCTTGCGCTCGAGCCACCATGCGGCGGCTTGCCATTGGTCGTTGGCCGCGGTGCGGACCCTCTCGACCATCGCCAGCTCGGCGTCCGCTTCGGCGGCCTTTACGTCCTCCGCGAAATCCGCGTACCTTGCGAGCCACCGGAGGAATGTGTCCTGGTCGATGCCTCCGGCCCATGATGCCGCCCTGCGGGTGTTACCGTTGCGGAGCGCCTCGATGATTCGCTTGTGCCGGTCCTCGTTGTACTTGCTGAGTCGTGCCATGATTCATTCTCCCTCTTGCGGTGGGAACATGAGCCGGAGCCGGTTCTTGGTGATCCGGACCGCTACATCCCAGCCATCGGGACAGCTGGGGTGCTTGGTGACAACCTGCCGGGAGAGCCGAACGAACGGGATGCCGTGCAGCGGTGGCGTTATCCCGACCCGGTCTTCGCGGAACGTCCAGGTGAGACCGACCCATCGGCGTCCCAGCCCCGGTTTGGCATGGGGCGTAATTACCGTGGTCGGGACCAGGAACACCACGCAGGGGTAGGCTCCGAGGGATTCCCAGCGCTTCATGCGGTATCGGACCCATTGCCAGAGCGAGGAATAGTCCGGATCCCCGTCGCTACGGTAGCCGC